GGATTATTCCTGAAAGTCGATGTAGCAAGAGAACAAGTTCTCTCTTCTACTTAAACTTGTTTATACCTGGAACCTATAGTTAGGTCCCTTTTGGAATAACCAAGTAGTGACTCTGGTTGCAGTATCTGCATACCCTTATTATCTTCCATGGAAAGTAATCCATTAGAAAATTTGCAATTTATGAAAAGTATAAAATTTATTTTAAATTTTAAACTTAAATATAAATTGAGAGACTCTATACTACCAGTCGAAGATCTAAAATCTTCGAGATTACTCTCGGCTCTAAGCAAGTCAATTATGATTTGTTTAGACCGGGGTGATCGTATCCGGGATAGACTAGTTATTGCAAATAATTTCTTACAGTTTGTTTTCAAACTTTATAGAAATCATGGTGCTCACTTTACAGTCAAATGACTTAAAGCTTGTACCGTATGTTTGCAAAAGTGACTTGGGGATGATAAGATAAAATCTCTTCGTGAGATTGAACCTAATCTTCCTCTTCCTCGTACCATTAATGGATGTCCTGCTATTATCAATAGACAAGATCGTCTTTTAATGAGACAAGGAAACATCAAAATCATAAGGTTTTGACATAGTCTTTTCTCTATTTACCGAGTGTTAAGTATACCCGGTAAGATGAAATTAGAAACTATAACTGATCCCTATTCAGGGTCAGTTACCTTTCTAAATGACATCTCTAAGATCGCTTTAAATTACAAGTGATCAAAGAATTTTGAAAAGATTAGCCAAAATTCAAATTTGGCGCCTACAACTTTCCATTTCTCAGGAAAAGCTAGTCCTTCGGAAGTTAATTCTTCCCAGGGGCTATTGACAGATATTTATTATCTGTTTTCTCACGAGAAAGGTAAAATTATTCATAAAAATATTTTTGAATATTTGAGAGTTGTGGGTTCTGTATGGAACACTAAGCAATTTCTTGAACGTCTTAATGACGGTCTTGAGATTGTTAAACGGATAGACAATGTTTATCCTAAGCGTTCTATGCAAAATCCTTTTGGCCAATTTGCCATCAAAAAGGAAGCGGCTGGTAAGATTAGAGTTTTTGCTTTGGTTGATTCTATAACACAAAGTGTTATGAAACCAATTCATAAAGCATTATTCTCTATTCTAAAAGCCATTCCCAATGATGGTACTTTTGATCAGGATGCGTCTGTAACTAGATGCTCTGTTAAGGCCGCAGAATCAGGAAAAGCTTATAGCTTTGACCTATCTGCTGCAACTGATCGTCTTCCTGTTGGTTTAACAGGTAATATACTCGAATCTTTATTCAAGATTCCTGGTCTATCTTTATCATGACAAAAGGTCATGATTGAGAGACCTTTTGAGTTTCCGGAGCGAATTCGTAATGAATTCGGTTTAGATCCTCGAGAGTATTATTATTCTGTTGGTCAACCAATGGGATGTCTGTCTTCTTGAGCAGGACTTGCTATAACTCATCATTGAATTATGCAATTTTGCTCGTTCTTAGTTACTCGTAACTGAGATTGAGAAGACAGATACGAAGTATTAGGAGATGACATTGTCATCTTTGATACATCTTTAGCTAACTCTTATTTAGAGGTTATGAAACAACTAGGATTAGAAATTAATCTTTCTAAATCCATAGTTTCTCATAATAAACCTACATTTGAGTTTGCTAAACGGACTTTCAGTTGAGGAAATCTTGTGAGTGGTATTACCCTCTCACAGATTAATTCTCATATCTCAATCTCTTCAGCTATAAGTAATACTTATAATTGAATTAGATTAGGATATTTGAATAATCTTAAGACTATCATTACTTCTCTGAATCAATTCAGAAAAGTAAAAAGTTTTAAGGATTTCTCCTTAATGGTCTCTAGCTTTAGTCTATTAGGTCTATGTAAAAACATAGAGCATAATAGAGTAATGTCTTGTCTCGTAGACCCCCGAAAGGGTGATTTGTGAGACATGGAATTAGAAAAGTTTCTAGTTCCAACTAGATCATTACTAACTATGGCTAGAGATCTGATCACAAAAGGTGAGTCAGATGTGACTCTTTCTAACCAAGAAGGTCGGATGGAGTGAGTTGAAGAAAACGAACAACTTATAGTTGCCGGTGTTCTTCAGCAAGCTTTCCATCTAATCAAGCTAATCTCAGGGTCTTTTGAAGACTCTGTAAAAGCTTGATCTGAAAACCTTCTGGGTCCGAAGGGTACTTCTACACGTAGTAATCCAGAATATCTTCCTCTTGTCGAGGGATGATTAATGGATGCTATTGTAGATAATCGCCATTCGGACATAATGGACCCTTTTGAATTAGAAGATGAGATAGAAAGTATTCTAACTTATCATGCTAAAACTCAAAAGGTGACATTAGAAAGAGCTTATGCCTTACTTCATAGGGTTGAAGCTCTTGGTTATTGTTATAAACAACCAACCAAGAAGACTTTACCTACTCTAAATCGTTATGGAAATCAATTCCTTAAAGATATGAGTAGACCTTTCTTTATGAAAGGACCCGATTATTGAAGTTATTTAAGTCCAAACAAAACAAACTAGTCACCCGGAGGTGAGATCCCTTTAGTCTCCAAACTTATTTAAGTTCAAGACCAAAGTTTACTTTATTTTATATTGGAACTTTGGCTGACAAGAC